CCCAAAAGTAGTATGTACAAAAGATATGTACAGCGTAACGCAGCCATCTCTGACCTTCAGCATTCTCGCTGAGGATTTAACCTACGTAAGTAGGCACCCAAGTCAACGCCATGCGCAATTTATAGCGCATGGGAGACTTCTCCAAGTGATCCACGCCCCTTCCTAGGAGGGGGACGTGGTAAAACTTGAGGAGTGCAGCATACCCATCTAACCTATCCGACCTTTTCAGTGGGATAAGTGAAAGCGCTCGAGTTTCGAACGCTTGCAAGTGGCGATTCCAACGAGTAGGATTCGCCGCGTCAAGACGGGAGTGCCACCCTAGTGAACCTGATTTCTGACCGACAAGTGGGAGACCAATTCCTAAACGGTCTTCTACTTCATCGGCCAGAGCGGTGGAGAACTCGTATAGACCACGCATCCATGCTTGGTTGCTGGTCGCCACGAGACCTCCAATAACACTAGGCTCTGTTGACATGTCATCTGGACGGGATCGAAGGTAGATCGGTGTCACGTCGACACCTTTCCACGCATCAACCCCGCAGCTTTCCTTGAAGTTTCCTTCAAGGAAGCTCTTGTTATGGTTGACTTTTAGGCCAACCCTTTCGAGCCAGGTCACACACTGACGTGCATACCTCGTGTCTACGATAATATCATCACCGTAGACACGGATAAGACGAGAAGCGCGCCTCACGTTCCAATAGCTAGGCTTAATGCCTTTCTGGTCCAATATCGCTGCGATGCATGTTACTGCAAAGCAGACGGACTGAACAGGAAACGTTAAGGCGTTACCCATGCCGGCAAATTTTCCTAGTCTAACCTTTTTCGGTTTATTACCAACGTTGGTAACTCCGGGGCAGGATATATAGGAAGAACGGCAATCCATCATTTGGTCCAAGAATAGACCATTGTGTCTGAATACGGATTCCACTAGCGAAATGCTAAGTAGGTCCGATGCAGACTTCAAGTCGATGGTTGCCCAGTTGTCGTATAGGGAGCCTTCCAGAGCAAGTTGTTGATTCTTGCTTTGGTCGGTTAATGCAAGACAATTACCGAGCACCTTACTCCGTTCTATTTCTTGACGGAGAAGGATGTTCAACCCTTGCTGGATAAATTGATTCAGCATTGGTTCAACGGTAATCGTACGACGCGATGTCGAATTCTTCGGCACCGTTATTAGTCTTGCAGTGCTTCTCGAGACACCAGTAGAGAGGAAAACTAGATCGCTCGACTCTTTGACTTCGACCCTTTCGGATAGATCCTTAAGGGATACTTCGAAGTCAGCGTAGCCTAAGCTTTCTAGGTCAAACTCAGCGTTCTTGACTGAGTCCAACAGTGCTGACCACTTCTGGTTCGCACCATAACCCTCTTCTACTGCACCGGGACCGTGCTTAAATTGCGCGAGTGAGAGTGGCTCAGTACTTAAGCCACTCAACGCAATTTTAGCTACGAGGCCGATTAGATGATTTTCGCGGTCAGGTATAATAACCTGGTCCGCTATCTCATCACATCGGAAAAACTCAGCAACGGCCTCCTCGTGAAGCTTTTCTTCATCACGAGCAGGCATCTGAGCTTTCTTAAAGAGGTAAAGTCCCTCTCTGAGGCACTTTATGACGTCATCTTTGGCGTCCTCTCTAAGCTCCCCGGTGACACGGTCGAACACTTCACAAAGCATACCTGAGAGAAATCTCGGGATTGCTCCCCTTGGAACTTTTGCAAATTCCCTGGGACAGGTGAACTTCCGCGTGGAGAGCCCTTTTACAAGGGCATCTCCTAGCGTAGGTAAGGCCTTGGTTAGGAAACCATAGCCCTCGTGTTCGTACCTTAACTCGATCGTTTCAAGATCACGATCGAGGCCTTTCACATCAGGACATAGCCTTCGGAAATCTTCCCAAAGGCTCCGTAGGAGTAGTACCGGACTTTTCATCACATCCTCCATGAGGTTGTTGATTCCGAGTCCTATCTGCTCGATCATCACCTAAAGGTGAGTTGACAACAGGTCTCCCGCTAAGGAGATCTTGTGGTCCGCCAACTGTGCAGCCTACAAGAGCAAATGCAAGTAAGCAAATGCCCCCACAGTACAGCCCATAGCGAACCACACAAGCAACCAGCAACTCCAAAAGGTAGTCATCCCGTGGTTTCATGTTGAAATCCACTTCAAGATGTCTACGACTGGAATTGCAGTAGCTTGGCCGTTGTGACTTCACTATCATCACGAAAGTCCGTGAGCGCCTTTGCAAGCGCAACCATAGCAGCATCGGTAAACCCGAAGCTGGGCCGGTTTATAGTGAGTGACACGGAAGCGACTTGCTTCTTGGTCAATCCAGAATACGGATCAACGGCGTTGACAGTCTGCGTCATTTGGACGTAGTGTCTGTCTCCACCGCCTTTCGTACGCTGGTGATTGATGATAACGGTATAACCATTACCACCCGTGTCGACGCGTTCAGACCCATAACCATCTGACTTTACAACAGTAAAGACCAGCTGGGGAGTGGGCGAGGCCGCGGTAACTGTCACGGGATCGGGCAACATAAGACGTCTCCTTGTGAAATAAATGTTAAGAGTGAGGACGGAATGTCCCACTCTTGGAAAAGTCGATACGCTGTGCTAACAACGCACCGATTATAGACTTCTGGTATGCCGTCAACGTTGTCGGCACACTAGTTAGCTTCACATCGAGAATTGTCGCCACGTCACTACGAGTTTGACACTCGTAATTCAATACCGAGGTATGACGGTTTTCCACAATTGTGGTAGACGTTGTACCTGGCGGTTGATTGAACACGTAGAATGACCTGGTGAAATTCGACTTTGAGCGGAAGTCGGTGATGAGCCTGCCTTCAGTTCGGCAAGATATCATCCCCCAGTTGATTAACGACTCGTCATGGTTAATATTATCGATCAATTCGATATAATTACCCAAGCCGGTGAAGTAATCAAGCAGCCACGTCCACGGAATTAGATTATAAATATCCGTAGCGCGTGGGACAGCTCCGATCCGGTCAAGGAACTCCTTGACACGGAATTGTGGCACATTGAGAGTTGGAAAGTCAAACGTCGCGTTTACCACGAGACGAATTTCTGACCTTCTCTCAATTCTCGAACTAGCGAACGGATAACCGTACTCTAGATCCGAGATGTCATACTCAAAGCCCGAGACGTCCGCTTCGGCCGAATCAATTACTTTCTTCGACCGAAAAGTTGTTGGTTTACCGCTCCTAGATATCAAGAAGTTATACTTCTTGGCTATCTTATTGGGCAGTAACAACAAGTCCATGGCGTCGTTAAACGTCTGCTTCCATCCGAAATGATACGATAAGTACTCATTCGGTAGGTCCTTAGCCACATTCTTGAAGTCGAAAATAGACTTTCGAAGAGAGGGCTGCGTACCTAGGGAAACAAAAAGCTTCTTGAAATCAATCAGAGTCTGTTGTAGTGATACAATAGACCTGTTGATATCCTTAAGCTCCACTACGTTCCGGAAGAGAGTATAGTCCCTGTTCATGGGACCAATCCCCTTCAACATCGGAATCGCATGTTTCTGGCAAAGTGCCTTAGCATACGTGATCTCCGAG